CTTGCGATTGTGATTGAGGATCTTATTTCTCAAATGGCCTATTATGAGGATGCTATTAATGATCCATATTATTCGAATGATGATCCGATGGATCGCTTAGATCAACTTCCATTTTGATCGAAATATCTATTTTCAATATAAAGGCCTCGTTAAGAGGCTTTTATCTTTAATTAAGGATCTACTATCAACTCAACAAAAAAGATCGCTTTAAAGTCACCTTATGTCATTTTAAATGGTATTTTGTCGCCTATAAATGCAAAATATTATTTAAAATCACACAACCAGAGTAAAATATTGCTTATTTTTGAATCAAATATCGATTTCTTATCGAATCATCGAAGATCGATCAAAAAGGGATTATTCAAGGCAAAATACACAAATCACATCGAAACAACTAGATCGACTTTTCAAGATCAATTCACCGATCATCCTTTGATGATTTTAGATGCTATTTATCATGGCATAGGTGGTGATTTTAGGATCAATCTCGGATCGTTTGATTATCCTTATCTTTCAAGGCCTTATGATCCTGAATGAGAATGATTCTTATTCTCAATTATTTATTTTTTTATATATATATATTTGGCCGATTTACTTCTATAAAGTTACACGGTAAAAATCGGATTTACTTCTATTTTTCCACACGGTGAAAATTGGATTTACTTTTTCTTTTTGGATTTACCAGCCATTGATAAGGCAATAGCTACAGCCTGCTTTGGAGACTTAACTTTTTTACCGCTTTTACCAATATTTAACTCGCCTTTACCAAATTCTGACATCACTTTTTTAACTTTTGTAACTGCTGCTAATTTCTTCATATTTTATCCAATAAAAAAGCCCTATATTTCAAGGGCTTAAAAAACCCCATATTTCAAGGGTTTAAAAGTACGGAGATTGTGGGCGAGACTATCCCAACAGGCGAATTATAGCATAGTTAAATACTCGTGTCAAGCGACTATACGCCTTGAAGCCATAGATAGCATGTTATCAAATGCAAGCCCTAATTGGTACTCATAGTCATCGTATTTAGAAGTCTTTAAGTATCTAGAGTAAACTGCATCCTTTTGATCTGTAGGTAAGCTGCTTATAATTGCATCAATCGTTCTAACATTGGTCATATCCATTTCTGACACCATCTCTTCAAAGGCATCGCTAGTAGATTCACCACCATTAATCATGCCAATAGACTTGCTTGGGTAACCTAGTTTTGTGTTAGGTGCGTGCATCCATAAGGCCCAGTCATCAAGTATCTGTTTCAGTCTATCTATGTGCATTAGCTTCCTCTTCTGTGTGGATATAGATACTTTTAATCCTATCGCTAAAGTCTGGCATAGGATGTAATATTTCTTGTAATAAATTAATTTGTGGCTTAAAATATTTGTATATTTTATCTTGTCCTTGTTGCTCACGTTTTGTAGAGTCTAACATGCCTAAGTTTTTCATTTTTAATACAACATATTGAACCCTTCTGTGTTCCATACCCATTTCTTTAGATAACTCTGCAATGGTTAATGATCTATTGTCTAACGCATCTAAAATTAAATTACGCATTTTTTCTACATTAACTAAACGACCTTGAACATTATAATCTCTAACTTTAGCTTCCATATTTTTCCTTATGATACATCCATTACCTTACATTCCCATTTTCTACCATTTTTTACCCATCCGTGAATATGTATTTTTATTCCAGACTTTCTAACCATTCCTACATTTTCACTATCAGCAATCTTATGAGCTCTTGCTGACATGTTGCTAGCAGATGTAGTTTGAACAGCTAAAATTTCATTTTCTTTTATAGCAAGGAGATCGCAAAACCCCCACATGTCTTGGCGAATTTTACAAAAGTGATTCCATTTCTCTGTAATAGCTACAAGGTATCCTTCTGCTCTCAACTTCTTAAGGCTTAACTGTGTTGGGCTTGTCGCCATTAAATTGACTTTCGTTAGGTTTAGATATGCCATCTAGAAAACGCTTTTCTACTTCACCACTAGACTTGTTTAATTCGTATTCGTAATCTTTTTTAAATATTTTATTCCAATTGTCTTCTACTTCTGTTTCAGAAATTAACAATGGCCTTCTTGTAGATCCTTTACCCATTTACTTCTCCATATTTTTTAATATATGTGCTATTACATCAACAGTCCATCCATTTCCTAAATGATGTGCAGCTTGATTTCTATTTAAAACTTTTGTATATCCATCTGGTATAGTCATACATCTTTCTAATTCTGTTTGCGTCATATACCTACAACTATTTTGAGATAAATCTTTATCTTCAAATATTAATGTAGTAAAACCTGTTTGACGATATCTTCTTACCATTTTATCTTTGCTAGTTAATGGCCTAGAATCAGAAGATAATAAAGCTCTAGCTTTATCACGATCTACATAACCACTCTCAATAATATCTTTAAGTTTAATATTTTTATCTTGTGGTTGATCTACGTTAGGTATGTTAGTCCAATACAATCTATTTCTTAATGCTGGTGATACCAAACTACTATTAATTCTAATTGGTTCTTCTTTAAATAAAATACTAATAACATCTTTATCTTCTTGTTTCATGCCACCAACATTTTCAAATAAAAAATATTTTGGTTTTGTTTCTTGAAAAATTCTTAAATATTCAAAAAATAAAGAAGACTTTTGACCAGCTAATCCTGTTCTGTTTTTCATAGCTGCTGATAAATCTTGGCAAGGTGATCCGCCTAATAATAAATCAATCCCTTGAAAATCATTTCCATTACATTCAAATACATCAGAATAATAATGTGAATTAGGATAGTTAGATTTAGATACTTGTTTTGCTCTTTCATCTATTTCAAAAGCATGGTATTCACAATCAATGCCTAATTTATCTAAAGCAATTCTTCCACAAGAAATACCATCAAACAAAGATAAAACTTTTATCATTTTAATCCTAAATAATTTTTATCAAATAACCAACCTATAGTTTTGCGATGAGCCTGCTCCCATGCTTCAATTCTTTCTGCTCTATTTAACTCTTTATTGTTGTCTATCATATCATGACATGTATAGCATAAACTAGCGATGCGATAGTCGTTTGCCTTCATTCCGAGTGATTTTCCGTCTCTTGATTGATTAGAATGAGCAGCACATACTGTTCCGTCTTCTTTACCACACATAGCACATGGAAACTCACGCACTATTTCTAACAATTTTTTATTACGATAATTCATAAAAATACCTAATAAGTTTAGCAACACCACCAACAAACCATACGATGCAAAATATAACTATGCCATCTATAATTGGTTGCCTCATAGTTCCCAACTCCAGCCGAGAGTAGACGCCCACCTTTCACAGTCTTCTTGATACTGTGCCATCTGTTTGCTATCTAGTTTTGTTGTTGACTTAACTAACTCTACAGGATGACCAGCGATCTCTGTTTGATAGCGTAAAAACTTATAGCCAAGAAGCTCATGGACTGTGCTTGGGTCTTCACCAATGTAATTAGCAATTGAACCATATAGCGACCACAGCCTTTCATTCTGCTCAAGTGACCTTACTACTTTTTCCTCGCTAATATTCACACGCCACCTTTTAGTTAAATCAAGAGCTTTAATCTTTGTTATTAAGTTTTCGTAATTGTACTTCGTCAAAACGAACCGAATCATATTTGTCATCCCATCCTTTAGATTTAAAAGTTACACCTTCTTTAGATGTTGCTTTGTAAGTAGCATCTTTGCCATACAACTTTTGAACATATTTTATAAATTCATTTATGCTCATGGTCGTTCCTTATAACTTAAACCTTTTTTATCAAACCAAAAAGACCACTTACCCTCTACAGGATAATTACGTTGCTTCTGTAAGTAAACAACACAATCTGGCAACCCTTTTAACTCTTCTTCTGTTTTATCACCATGTTCAATATCATACTCTTTCTTCTTGTTGCGGAATACACAAATTATGTTATCACATAAATTGCGAATATGCGAGCTGCCTAAAATGTGAGTAGCATCTGGAACTACGTTTTCATCTGCCATTTTACGAGTATGTGCAACTAAGAATACATGCACGTTTAAATCACGACATGTTGTAGCAAGTCTGTCTATAAAAAGTTTTTGTCTTTCATAATTGTCTTCAGAAATATCTGACATCTTCATAAGTGAATCAATTACAAACACTTCTACACCTAAGATATGTTTACCCCAATACAATGTAGCAATCATATCTTCTGATGTAGTAGAGCCTGTTTGGTCATAAAGATATAACTTTTCTTTAGCACGATCACAAAACTTTATAATATAATCATCTGTAGGTTCTGATGACTTTAATGTTTGCTGCACCATACGAGCAATAGTTAATACAGGTCTCATCTCTAAAGAAGCAATTAAACATTTAGTATCTTGTTTCATTAAAGATAAAACAATTTGAGACAACCACATACTCTTACCATGCCCCGACACTCCTGTCAAGACAGTTAGTTCAGCAGGTCTTATTTTGAAGTCATCTTCCGTCTTAACGAAGCCCAACGATTTGCCAGAGTGTATTTCAGAATTAAAATATCGAACAACCTCGTCAGTAAAAACATCCGTACTCTTAACAAGAAATTCTGCATTTGCATGTTCACCTTTATAATATTCATTTATGATTTCCTTATTGACTGTTAATTTTTCTAATGCGTCACCTATATTCATTTAGCACCATCCCATGGATTTCTAACTTTCTGTAATTCATCTTCCCATCTTTCTTGATTAATGTAAGTTAATGGTGATGGATTAAATCCTTCTTTCCATGATTTAGTTTTACTCATTTCTTTTACATGATTAATAAT